GCTACCTAGGTTACCTCGGATTATTCATCCTACAAACCTCTCTGTGACGATCTCTCCCTATTATAATTTAGAAACCTCATAATTATAAAATAATTATCAGGTATATAATGAGAAGATTATCTCGGCACCAGGAATATTTAAGTCTATCTTGACTTAACTACTCTGTTAGAACCTACTAATGAGTTATATTCAACCTAAAAATCTTTGGATTTTTGGGAAGTAATGTCTCTCAGGAACAGGTTCCTCGTAATTCAGACGTAAAGAATCACCACTTCCATGCTCTACTTCCTTGATTACATCATGGAGGTCTAGTAAGAAAGTATGATCCTTAGCATCTAGAAGAACTGGTAACTTAGCCTTATCGATCCTATTATGAATATCTAAGAAAGAAATCTTTCCTTGACATTCTTGATAGAACTGATAAGTTTTCATTACAGGATTATCAGCAAATTTCTCTATATATAAGTAATTGAATCAATTCTTATACCTTTCTTCGTATTGAGATAAAAGTTTAACTTTCATCTCTTCTACAAAGTCAGAAGAGAAATCTTCCGGATTCTCGATACGGAAATCGTCTTCCTTATTAGGATAATAAGGATAACCATTTTCACCGAAAATCGGATCCTGTAATTCCATCCATTCATTCAATAATTGTTTAATATCCAAATCAATAGATTTAAATTGTCTATGGATTAGATGGCTAATAATTTCTTGATGAATAGATTCTATTTTATAAACATTATACTTCTTCATTATTCGATAAGCACGCTTAGCGAACAAATCTTTAGTATAATGCTCTAATAAAGTAAAATCTGGATGGAAGGCTAGATCAACAGGAGAAACTTTTTCCACAATCATTCTTTTAAGTTTAGCATAGAATTGATTTATATCAAAACTTTCTCAACCTATAGATTTGTCTGTGATAAAAGCTTTTCCTTGGAGTAAGATTCTTATAATTTCTTGAAATGTCATACCTATTTGTATAGAGTATGTCATAAATAAAGAAATTAGAGGAAGAATATCTTTCTGTGATCTCTGATCGTAAATAGCTTGTTTTAAGACAGTATTAAATACCGTAACAGGATGTTCTGCTAAAGATTTATCTTTAGAGAACAACGCTATTGTAGTATTGATACGACCTAAATAAGTATTTTCTGTTATGAACTGTTTTCATGAGAACGGAGAAACGTCTTTTCCATTTACGGAAACACGTTTAACGAACTCAGCTACAGGTCGTAACTCAGAGACTACAGATTTCGACATATTAATAGGTACACCTATGGTATTCATTATTAAACGATAAGTATCGGCTAATTCTTTGTCAAAGATGATAATATCATCTCCAACAATTTCATAACGATCTTCTCATTTTTTAAATGAAAGGCCAGAATTCATTAATGCTGCGTACTGCACAATCATATGATGTGTCAGTCCGAGCATAGTAAACGAAGATCTGGCCCCCATAGGTTGACCAACTGAGTAATCTAATTGTTGAGTACCTTGTTTCCCAAAAAGGAAATAAGAACGTCCAACAAGAAGATTCGCTCAGTGGTCACTAAAATCTTTTCCAAAAATACTATGAATAATAGCTTTTTGGAGAGATAAAGGTAACCTATCAGTAGCAGATGAAAGATCATAACCGTAAGAGCAGCTGTATTGTACAGATCTCTCACGAACACGATCAAAAGCAGCTAAATGACTCTCAGTACCATCATTTGGAATTCTAGAAAGAAGTTCCATAAGATAGTTATGAAGAGGCAATAGAACTGTTTGAGTTCAACTGTCTACCATGGCGAAAACTCTCATTTTCCCCGCTGGTTCAACCTTTTGTTTCAATTGACCTAAACCTATAGAATTTTTAACTTCAAAAGAAGCACTACTAAATGCTTTTCTGAAATTATCTTTCATAGGAAAAAGTAAATCAAAATCACAAGAATGAGGTGCAGGAATAACAGCAGCTAATTTAATAACTAAACTAGTTAATGTACTCTTACACGTTCGTTCCATGATAAAAACAAGAGAATTGAACAGCTTTGGTTGATTTTTCAATAAGGAAAGATCTGTTAACATACCAACTCAAGATTTCGAGTTAGTAGGTGAAGCAGCCTCCCCCATTGAAAAACTTTCTTGTACTTTAACTCTCAAGTTGTTAGTAAAAGATGCTAAAACGACTGCAGCATTATGTTGCATTCAGTTCACCATCTCATCTAATTTTTCTTGAGAACCAGAGTACGGATCAGTTATTGTGTTTAATTTAGCTTTAGAAGGTATAAGAATTACCCTATAAAGACTAAACAAAGTTAATCACAATCTGATTACCTTAGTACTATTATCAGAAATAGAACGTCTATCTCTAGTTCCAATAATAGCAGGTAATCCTGATTTTGAAAGTCTAGGTAAAGGTAGATCTGGCTCTAATTCTCGAAGAGAAGATAGAGGTTGACCTGCCAAAAACTTAGAAACAGCCAAGTTACAAGCTTTAAGATACTTAACAACAAATTCAGGACCATGTCTCTTGTTCATAACAAGAACATAAGTTCCGAATTTGTGATAAAGTCTTATACGAGAAGTAGCTTTCTTAATATTACCTAAGGATAAAATTACAAATTTTCATCCGAAAGTAGATATTAAGCTAGAAAGAGATGTAAAATCTCCTTCTAGACGTATCAATTTTCCAACCGTCCTATTCGAAGGTACTTTGAAGATCCTTGAGATATTAATATTAATATTTTTAAGTGTTTTCATAGTTCTTTTCTTATGGGGGGTGACCAAAGGGTATGCTATAAAAGCAGTGACGATTATTAAATGACAAATTTAATACAAGTCTTTGATTCACAATGTCAGGAAAATCTGCGCTGTTCTTCATAAGAAGGACGCCAGACAGAAGCCGCCAACCGTTACGACTTAGTTAAACACTAAGGCTTCGTAACTACTCTATTATATTAACTAATATAATAGATTCCACCTTACCTGTCTTATATACAAGTCCTCATTTCAGAGGCTGTCCTAGACATACTATAGCTTTATCAACTATAGTACATTTCAGATAGAAGGTTTCTGGTTTTTATACCAGAGTTCCCTTAAGAAACGATATTATAAGGTGTAATAGTCTTACAATATAAGTTTCTT